CCAAAAGCCTCTGTGAAAAAATAGAGCAGTAGGCGCGGCGCGAAATAAAATATTTTTGGCTAAGGGGTGCTACTTTTTGGGAGAAAATTTACGCGGTTAGTCCTCACTCCTGACCTCGCCAAACACTAAAGCGTGCTACTGCTCACCGTCACGGCGTTGTTACTCTGGGCCAAGCGCTTTCTGGATCCTTTGATACGTTAATTATGTCAATTTCGACCGTGAAAGCGTCTTTCATGCGCTTGTATAGTCGTTTGAAGGCGGGCGTACTCGCTCCGAGGTTGTTTACGTCGTCTACTTTGTTACTTTTTAGTCTGTCGCCTATTAAAATACAGCCGTCGGTGTGGTCATCATCGTTACCTATATGGATGTAAACATATTTAAAACCCGGCACGTCTTGTAATTCGAAATGATAATCGAACCAAGGGTATTTAGCGCGGTATTTCTTAGTAAGTCCGCTTAAAACGCGCCTTTGTTTTACCTTATATAGTCCCTCGGGGATACGCGTCTCACCTTCGACCTTCACTTTTTGGTATTGATCCTCTAATGTAAAACAATTAAAGTATTTGCCTTCATAGAGGAGGCCAATAGTAGATTCTGGCGACTCAGAAAAGCGGTATAATGTGAGGTGCATATTAAGACGACTCATTTTTTTTTATTTAAAAGGTGATTCGTTAGCGTAGATAAAGACGTCTCAATACTAGACAAGCGCGTCTCTACGCTTGCTCTAAATTGTTTGTCTACGCCGTCATTTAGTTTAATATTGCTATCAATCTCACTGACTTTTATCTCTAATTTTTCTATTTTCTTGTTCTGTATTTTGTCGACCATTTTATGGCCTACAACTGAACCACCACCACCCAGACCCAAGGCCGCTAGCAATGTAGCCCAATGCTCGGTTAACCATTCCTCCATGTTTTTACTTTGTAAGCTCCTTAAGTTCATCAGCTGTAATCTGACCCTTTACTAGAAGGTAGCACGCGGCAACCGCTATTACAAGGCGAACAATAGATTTCACCATGCGAGGAGTAGAAAAATTACCAATTCCAGAATCTTTACTCTCTAAGTTAGACTTAATCGACCCAACTACGGGGATTAAATCAGTTACGACATTTAAAATTGATTTTAACATCTTTTTTTTGCTCAAATATAAATATTTTTCATTTAATTTGCGTATGGTCATTTATATAAATGGTGAAATAACGCAAGAAGTCGCAAATAGTGTGCGAGATCAGCTTGCAAAATCAAAAGACCCTATTGAATTACATATCGACTCCCAAGGTGGAGACGTCTTTGCGGGTCTCTCAATCTATAACATGCTACAACGACGTGAGGTTAAAGTCTATGTCGACGGATTAGCGGGATCTATAAGTTCCGTGATCGCATTGAGTGGAGATGAGAGACCCATGATAAGTGAGACGGGGACTTTTGCCATTCATAATGCACTTATAAACCAGACCCAAGGGAATCACCATGAACTTAGACAAGTGGCTAACAGCCTCGAAAAGTTTAGCGAGATAGTGGCGTCAGTTTATGAGAAAAAGACTGAGTTAGAAATTGAGGAGGTCAAAGAATTAATGAACACCGAGACCATTTTTACAGCTAAGGAGGCTGTAAAGTTAGGCTTTGCAAAAGAAATTTATGAGCCACTTAAAGCCGTGGCATATTTTAAAAATATAGATATGGGATTATTAAAAAATTTTAGAAACAATATGGCGACCCAAGAGGCGTCAGTAACAGAGGCGCAAGCTGATAGCGTAAGCGCAGAGGTCGAAGAAGGTGACATTGTTGCCGCATTCGATGAGGCACAAGTTGCAGAAATTACGGCTATTGTTGAGACCGTAGTCGCCTCACTTATGGCGGATGCAGACACAGCAGTAGAAGCAAAGGTCGGAGAGGTCACAGCGGAAATCTTAAACAAGATCGTAAGCGAAGGCAGCGCGCCAAGACATAACAAAATATCACAACCAACGCAACCAGTAAATGGGTTTGATGTTTTTAACAAGACAAAAATGAAATTAAAAGAAAAAAATAAAATATCATGAGCAACATTACACCGATCACAATTAATGCAAATGGAATTACGCCAATTCCGAGCTACTACTTAGAAAAAGTATTAGGCGCAACCACGGTCGACAGAGGATTAGTCAACGTACGACCAAAATATCAAGATAAGGTTGAAATTATTAGAATGTCAAGTACAGAAAATAGTTTACACGCGCCTGTACTTACACCAACCACAGGAGTAGGAAATTTTAGTATTACTAATAGATTAATCACTTTGGGCGATGCGATGTATTATAGAAATTTTTCACCTATAAGGGATTTCGAAAACGAATACCAATGGCAATATAACAGAGGTAAACTTACAGAGGCTCAACTTGCATCAATCACAGAGACAGCGGTTAAAGAGCTTGCAACGTCTGACCTTGCTGCGGGAGTTGAAACCTTAATATGGAATGGAGACACAACAAGCGGCAGCGCTCACCTTGCTATTACCGACGGTCTAATTAAACAACTTGACGCGGACAGCGACGGCGATCTTAATAATGTAACCTTTGGAGCGGTTTTGACTGCTGCTAATATTATCGACAAAATGCAAGATATGATTGACGCTTGCCCCGCCGCAATATTAGAGCAAGTACCGATTAAATTTGTTGTAAGTTATTCCGATCTACAGAAGCTATATTCTGCCTATAGAGATGCCACCATCACGAAAGGAATTAATCTAATGGATGGCGGAGTACCTAGATTTGGAGGGATTCCGATAGTGTCTTGTGGAATACCAGAAAACAAAATGCTTTTAGGGGTTTTTGATGCAAGCCAAGAAGGACAGCTACAGGCTGCGACTTGGATGAACGAAGACAGAAGCGGGCTTTTAATTGACCGTTTGCAAAATAATAGTGAATTGTTCTTTATCAAAGCGCTTTTTAAGTGGGGTATTAATTACCGTTTAGGTTCTGAAATCGTTTACGGAAAGCAATAATGAGTTGCGCGGGAATCTTTAGCGGGGGTACTGTTAGTTGCAGTGACCCGCTTGCAGTTGGAATCGAACAGCGTTTGTTTTTAGCCAATTTAAATGATATTGAAGTAGGTGGAATCGCGTTTGATACCACAGATAATAACTTAATTACGGGAATAACTATGAAATCGGGTAAAACCTTTTTTGAGTTTGAAGGATTAAAGCAATCAATTTCATTTCAAGAGGAAGTACAACAAAAGCCTTTCAGCACGGGTTATAAATTAACCGTTGATTTTTCTGTGTTTGATGTTTCAGCGTCACAGCGTAGAAATTTGGAGGCTATGGTTTTTCAGCCTCAAATTGCTATTTTATTTGGGCCAAATGACTCAAGTTTATCAAATGGCTTTTGTAATGTTTTGGGAGTAGACGTAGGTCTTGATGTTATTACGAGCATTCGTATACCCGCCGACAACGAGACAGGCGGAGCGTACAGGGTACAACTTGCAACGCCTGACGCGGGGGGTATTGAAACAGGATATTCTAAGCCAATGTTAGTCACAGACTACGCGGCAACGCTTGCGGCTGTAGTTGCATTAAAATCATAATATGGGAAATCTAAGACAGTCTAAATATAAGTCTGTTTTTCTTCAAAACCTCGCCGCAAAACGTGGCGGGGTGAAGGAAGAACCACAGGCAAAGCCAACGGCTAAAAAGACGTACAAGAAAAAGAAAGTAAAAAAATAGATGGATATTTTAGGAACTCTTGGGGGTCAAACGCCTCTTTATCAACGAATCGCCACACCACGAGACACCGTTGAAAATGTTTTGTATTACGGCGCCGATAATAGTTACCCTCAAATGGTAAAGGCAGTGTTAAATTTGAGTTCCTTATCTACTAGTTCAGTTAATTTGATCGCTAACTTTATTCGCGGCGACGGCTTTGAGAGAGGTGACACCGTTGTGAATAATTTGGGCGAATCCGCTAACGATATTCTGTGGAGCATCTCAAATGATCAAGCAATTTACAACGGTTACGCGCTACACCTTAATAGTAACGGCCTCGGATCTGTTAAAAGCGTTGAGCATATACCCTTTGAGTTTGTGCGCCTTGGCTTACCAGATCAGAAGGGACGTATTAGAGATGTGCGAGTGTCTAACAATTGGGAATCTACCAACAGCCAAGCGCTACCTAACAACGTCGAGAACCCTACGCGCTACCTCATCTATGAAGCTGAGCAAAACGGCGTAGAGGCTTTGACTACTGCCAAAGGGATGGTCTATTATTCAACACCTAAAAAAAATGAGTATCCACTTAGCTCCATTGATCCAATTATTGAAACAGCGCAAAGTGATAACGAGCTACAGAAATTTGAGCTTGGAAATATTACCAACGGCTTTTTATCTATGTCTATTTTCAAGTATCCATCCTCTGGGGATAGCGAAGAACAAGAGGAGGCAATAAGAGCAAAGCTCAACGGACTCAAGGGAGCAGCGAACGCCAATTCTATTATAGTTGTGGGCGTGGATGAGGATAGCGAAAATACAAGCAATCTAATTGAGCAAGTACCCGCTAACAACAATGATAGTTTATTTGTGAATACGTTATCAAGCGTTCGTAAAAGAATCTTGACTAATTTCTCCGTGCCGTCTGGCTTGATGGGCCTCTTGGCTGAAGGGTCTATATTCAGCGCTCAGCAGTTGGCGGATGAATATACTTATATGAACCTAAGAACCAAAGACACACGGAACCACATCGAGCGCCAAATGGAGAAGCTCGGTTTAGATGTTGGGCGTATCGTACCTAATCAATTTGAATCATCTCAAATGGCAGACAATGGCACTACTACAGGATAAGTTATTATTTACAAAGGCCGACATTGCAAAGGCTAGAGAGATTAGCGCTAACATCACAGACGCGAAAATTGAGCCGTATATAAGAGAAACCCAAAGCCTCTCAGTTAGAACCTTCCTAGGCGATCAACTCTATTTATTACTATTAAATGACTATACGGTTTCTAGTAATCAATTTGGATCTCAACGATTTACCGACTTATGGTTCGGCTCTGACTATACTAATAGAAGCGGCGTGACTGTGAGACAAAACGGCCTAATGCAAGCAGCTATATATTTTTGTTATGGTCAATTTATATTACAACAAAATACCAATGTGGGAAGATATGGCGTGGGCAGCCTAAACCAAGACGCCACAGAGACTAGCGGCACGTCTACGGTAAGAACTAAAAAGAATCAATCTGACTCAGTAGCCCTCAACTATCAAGCGGCTGTCGGTTTGTTCTTAAATGATAAGTCCACTACTTATCCAGAGTGGCAAACCAAGACCACAAATGGCCAGAAAATCGCTGCGCCATTCTTCAAAGTATAAAATATTTATTAGTTTGTTTGGTTAGTTTAATAAGTTTAGTTAGGTTTGTAATGAATCAGACTAAACTTATTATGAAAACTTATACAATATCAGAAGATTTATACAAAGCCATTATAGAATCAGTATACCACAAGGGAAGAGTTTCCACACACGTTGGTCATCATGATTACCAAGAAAAAGCAGTTCTTCAACAAGCTATTAAAACTATTGAAGATCAACAATATATCTATGAGGATTAATATAAAAATACCTAACGACATTCACACAGCCCTCAAGGTTAGGGCTGCAAGTGAATCTATTACTTTACAACAATTAATTATTAACATTTTAACCAAACAAAAATGACTTTTTTACCAAGTGACTACGAACCGCCGATTTCAAACGGCTCAAACTATTTAAAATTAAACAAGGGCGAAAACATTGTGCGATTTATTGGCGACCCAATTGTCGGCCATGTATGGTGGGAAAAAGAAAGAGGATCAGACGTCCCAAAGCGATGCCGCAAATTTGCAGAGATTAACAACCCAGACCCAACCAACAAAGCCAGACATTTTTGGGCTTGCTGTGTCTGGAATTATGAACTTAAAAAAATACAGATTTGGGAGTTTACCCAAAGAAGTATTCAAGATGGCGTACAAAATTTAATAGAGGATCAAGATTGGGGCGACCCAAGAAACTACGATATAAAAATAATACGTTCGGGCGAATCATTAGAAACAAAATACAGCGTTTCACCACGTCCAAAATCTGATATGCCAGAACCCGCACAATTTGAGTTTGATATTAAAGATATAAAGCTCGAAAAGTTATATACAGGAGATGACCCATTTGAAGGATGAGAACAGCTAGACCAATTACTAGTCCTTCATTCGAGGAGTTTTGGGACTTATACGACAAAAAAATCGAGAGGAAAAAATGCGAAAGGGCATGGCAGAAACTCGATCCTGTAACGCGGCAAGAGTGCATCCTCCATGTAGTCAATTACGTGGAATCTACACCAGATAAAAGGTATCGAAAAAATCCATTCACCTACTTATTTAATGAATCATACTATGACGAAATTATACAAACAAGGCAAAACCGACATAGACAGGCTTTCGAATACATCTTTAACCACTATAATCCGTGAAATTCCAGAGGCTAAGGCTGTTAAAACAGCTGTTAGCGCTGCTATGTACAGCGTTTGTAATCTTTATCATGACGTGGATGTTGAAGCGTTATCGGGGATGATGGACGGCTTTTATAGGGAATTCCAATACGAGCCGCTCTCTGTTTTTATTGACGTGATAAACGACTTTAAGACAGGCAAAGTAAAGGTCTTTGGTAGGATAACACCTAACCAGATACGCGAGAGCATAATGGATAAGCAATTAAAGATAGCAATAGAGCGCGAAAATGCTCACTTGGATAGAAAGGGGGACGTGGGAACGCGTTCAACCCTTACTTTGCGTGAGGCATTGGCCAAGGTAACTACTCAGAAATGATAAATAGCAGAGCAAAAGGCCACGCCTATGAGTTGCAAATAGTCAACAGGCTAAAAGAACTAGGCTATGACGCTGTGACTAGTAGATCGGAGAGCAAGCGCATGGATGATTTAGGCGTTGATATAATAGATAATACAGACTTTTATATCCAATGCAAAGCCGTGGAGAAATTAAAGCCTAGCTTACATGACATCTTGAAAAGGATGCCTACAGATAAAGTGCCTGTCGTTTACCATAAGCGAAATAACATGGGGACTATTGTATCAATAAAACAAGAAGATTTTGAGAGACTACTATTACAAACCCGCGATTGATCCCTTTGTAACCTACGAACTAGCTAGAAAAGAATACTTAGAAAAGAGGATACAAAAAGAAAATTACATTTCATTTTTAAAAAGATTAAAATATTATGAACGTAGACGAAGCGCTGAAACTATTGGAGGCAAAAGTTGAGGAGGATATCCACGAATTAACGCCAAAAGATAGGCTATTATTTTGGGCTAACTTGCTCGAATTTAAGAAAGCTAAGATTCAAAGAATACCTTTTTTAGTACCAGAAAACGATGCAAAAATAATAATAGAGTATGAGGACTATAAGACTACGGCACACGCGAGTATTCCAAAGCCTGTGGACAAGCCAGAAGAGAATTAACGCGTTTAGAGGCGGCGCAAGATCTAGCAAGACACATAGCATTTTGCAAGGTATTGCCATCTGGTTAGCATCTGGTTATTTTGGTGATGAATACGTTCCCAAAGGTACTTTCTCAGTAATTAGGGAAACGCTCCCTAGCCTTCGCGCGAGTAGTTATAAGGAGTTTATATCTCTATTAATTGACATGGATATTTATTATTACGTCGATCATCGAAAAACGTTATTGGAGTTAGAATTTGAAAATAGAACGGTTCAGTTTTTTAGTACGGACGACCTAAATAGTGCTAAGTTAAGAGGTCGACAAAATACATTTTTTTATTTGAATGAGGCGAATACAATACCTTTTGAGGCTTTCAATGAATTAATAATGAGGTGCGAGAGGTTCTGTATATTGGATTACAACCCCGCGGGAATAGAAAATTGGTGTAAGACATACATAGAAGATGATCGCCAACATTGGCCAGATCAAGACGTTAAGCTAGATGTAAGCACATACAAAGATAATCCCTATATCCCTACAGAGATGGTCAAGGAAATTGAAGGCTTATATAAGACTGACATGGATTTGTTTAAGGTATATTCTGAGGGGCAATGGGTGCAGTCCAGAAACCTAGTATTTGAAAAGATTAACATTTGCCAAGATGTGCCACAGGGTAAAGTATTTTTTGGCTTGGATTTTGGTTATAACGATCCCACGGTATGCGTAAAAGTTACAAAGGTAGAAGATAGAATTTATATTGAGCAAATCTTTTTTAGAACTAAAATGCTTTTAAAAGATATAGCCGAGGAACTGCACGCAATCGGAGTACATAAGGTATACGCTGATAATGAAGTAAGGACAATTAAAGAACTTAGAAATAGAGGAATAAGAATAAAGCCCGCTAAGAAGGGCAAAGATTCCATTAGACAGGGGCTTGGATTTATTAGAACGCATCAAATATTTATACATGAGGAAAGCCTAGAAACCATTAAAGAGTTTAGAGAGTATAAATACAAGCTAGATGAAAACAATAATCCGACTGATATTTGTTTGGACAGGGCAAATCATTCGGTTGACGCGGTCAGATACGCGCTAAGCTACGCACTAAGGGGGGCTGTGACAATACGATGAAACGATTTAAAATACATTACGATGATGATATTATCGGCGGTCAGATACCCGATTCATGGGAGGAGTTGACGGTCAAACAATGGGCAGCGCTGAGGCCTAACGTTTCAGACCTTGAATTATTGAGCGTATTATCTAACATTGATCTGGGCTATTTAGAGAACACAGAGGCAGACCTAAGCCCCGCGATTGAACACGTGTATCAAAGTATTAAGGATATGCCAGAGGATCTCAACCATTTAGCCAGAAAGCCGCTAACTATTTTAGGTCATCAAATCAAATTCCCAAAGGATATTAATTTTGCAAGGTATGGCCAAAAGGCTATGGTTAAAAATGCAATACAAGGCGCTGAAGATATGCGCGAGATAGTGTCTGATGTTATTGCTATATATGCGCAGCCCTCAATAGATGGAAAATTTGACAGCGCTAAGCTAGAACCAATAAAAAAGGCTGTGGATAGTTTGCCTATTATTATGGCATGGCCTTGGGTAGTTTTTTTTTTGAGCAAACTAAACGCTTTGAAGATGACTTATCTAGCCGATTGGAGGCAATTCCAATGACAGCCGAACAAAGAAAAATGAATAGCTTTTTTGATATGGCGGGGTCTAAAACATTAGAAAAATGGGGCGACTTTATGCTTATCGATAATCTTTGTAAAATTTATCCACAATATACGCACGATGATATATGGGATATGGAACTAATAACGGTCAATAACTTAATTATTTTAAACAGAGAAATGGGGTACGTTAACTCTAAAACTCAAGAAATCCAAAGAAAAACATGAGTATTTCTATAATTGTCGTACTAGTCGCATTCATATTCGGCTTTTTTTTTGCTATCTTTACAGCAATATTTTTCATAATACTAGCAAAATATGAACATCATCGCAACAACCCTAAAGAGCATAATAGAAGGACAGGGTTTGACTTACCTTAGAGCAGCGAACCCGAACGACCTTAACGAGTTAGTAGGTAGCTACGACCTATCTAATGGCGTCGGCGTTTATGCTAATTTGCCAACGGTTACTAACATAACGTACGGCCAGACTAACAATGTACTAATGGAGTACGGGGTAGAAGTTTACTACTTAAAATTAAGCACAGGAACGGACGACACAGCCACACAAATAGACGTAATATTAGACGCTTTAAAGCCTAAAGTAGATGGAATGATAGACAAACTTAACGCCTCAAATATCATTGCTCTAAGCTCCTTTATAGACGGCTACGAACTAGAGGCCATTGAATCCATAAACATCACTAGCGAGGTGCTATCTGGATGGAAATTATCGTTTGTTTTACCTATATTCCGCGACACCTTTGAATGCGATTGATTTCAATAACGAATATAGAGAGTTTTTAACAGATGTTAAGGACAATTTAATAGCGCAGATTAAAAGCAAAGGTCTAAACGCTACAGGCTACGCGGCAAACACGCTTAGAGTGGTAGCAAATCAGAAGTTAGAGGCTGAACTCAGGGGCCCGAAATACCTTAAATACATTCAAACAGGCGTAGGCTCACAGCCTAAGTCTATAGGTACTAAGTTTATTAACGCCTTAATGCAATGGATTAGCGCTAAACCTAACATACAGCCAAAGCCAAAGCAAACAATAAAGCAGCTAGCCTTTGCCATTGGTAAAAGCATAGTTAAAAACGGCACGTCAATCAAGCAAGGCAGAAAAGGAATAAGCGTGAGCCAAGCAATAAAGGAAAGTAGGACTAAATTAATGAAAGAAATGGGGCAAAAGATGCGAATAGATTTCACTAATGGGTTAAAAGTAAAGCGAAAATAATGGGATTAACACTAACAAGCGAACCAATTAGAACCATTGACGGGGTAACAAGCAACGCCAACGCGTCACGCTCTCAGATACCTTTTATCTTAACCACTACAGAGCAAGGCAATGCTAATTTTAAGATAGAAATACGAATTAGCAATAAGACTAATACAGCCCAATTGATAAGCACTACTTTTAAATATAGCCCAAAACCCGACGGCACTTTGTTTTTAGATGTTAGCCAGATACTCACGGAATACCTTGAAAAGAATGGCCTTGTATCTATAGAGTTTAGACTAACCTACGGCCAGAGTTGGACAGGGCAAACGCCTACTTTTGTGAGTTCAACTAATACCTATTTTGCTATATATGCCCAGAAACAAATATATAGCTCTGGCGGTGCTAACCTTTACAATCACATATTAAGCACTACAGGGCTAAACACGGCATTAACTAAATGGAGCGAGCCACGGATCTACTCAAATTTTAAGAGGACTATTGGTATTTTGTACCCTACAGATGAGGGCGCTATATTGACAATCACATATTTAAATATAAACAAAGGCGTAATTAGTCAGCTATCAAGCGCGGCAATACCTACCACTACAGGGGTGCAAAATTTAGACCTACAAAACTATACTACAGCTATACCAACTAATTGTCATTGGATTAGTGCAGCCTTTACAACATCTGGCGGAAAGAGTTTAAATACGGTATATTATAAGGTAACAAAAGATTGCTCTAACCCTATCTTTGTGGAGTATTTAAATAGCTTAGGCGCATACGAGCAGTATATATTTGACATCAAACAGGAAGTTCAAGTCTCTAGCAGCACGGGGATAGCCTCCTCGCGTGCTATAAATGAGGATTATGTCTCGGCAAAGGTCACTAATATAAGAGTAGCTAACGATTGGGTACAGCAAATAATTTGCCAAACCGATCAACTAAGCAATAATGATTTATTAGCTATTAATGAGATAAAGCGCAGCACGTCGGTGCGTGTATTATTAACGCGTGACGGGTCTAAATTTGTGCAAGTGGTGGCCACTAATAACCTAAGTGACATATATAGCACGGACAACGCTAATAATGGCTACAGCTTACAGCTACAAATGCCTAATAATTTCAACGTATTTGAGGCAATAAACTATCAATTAACACCTTCACAGGCGCATTTAAATATCGCATTTACAGCCGCCTATAATTAAAATATCATGGCAAAGAAAACGAGAACCGAATTAAGCACGCTTGCAATAAATACCAATCTACCCGACAACACGCAAGAACTAATTACGCCAACCACTGAGCGCGCACAGCTAACAGATGAAAGAGAAAGCGTGGTCAATTATAAGGATGACCTAGGAGGTACAACAAATGCGGGTAAATTCCTAACCGTGGCCACAGATGGCGAAAGCCTAACGATGGTAGACGCTCCGACAGGAGACGTCACAGGTACAGGCGTACAATACCAAGTAGCTGTCTGGGATGGTACTAACTCCTTAACAGGAAATGCAGCCTTTCGATTTCTTACAGGCGCTCAAAACTCTATTAAATTAACTAGGGGTACAGGGTCGGGCAATATATTATTTTATGCTGCGGATGGTACAACCTTACACGGATATATAGAGAACCAAGTTTCTGGGAATGGCTTAACTATTGGACAGCAAGACGGTTCAACTAGCGCCGTAATAGATTTAGATGACTCTACTATCACATTAAAAACAGATAATAATACTGCACTTACCATCTCATCGGGGGGTTTAGTGCAAGTAGGTGATGGCACAAATCAAAACACATTTTTAACCACAAAATCTGTAGCTGGATGGGCTAGTGGAATAAAGTTAACTAGGGGACTAGGTGATGGTAGTGATATTAGTAATAATAATTTTGGTATGTTGGTTACTGATAATGGTTGGGAGGTATCAACATTTACATCACCTTTAGATAATACTACTGGAAGATCAGCAAAACTTGTCATCTCATCGGGGGGTGATGCTACATTAAATGGTTATTTAAAACTTGGAACATCTGCATCTCAAACGATATTAGGAGATTTTGGGGAAACAAATACTTATTTAATAAATTATAATAGTGGAGGAAGTTTAAAATTTTTAGTAGGTGGTGGAGCATCCTCAAATGAAAGACTTATTATTGGCTCAAATTGGACAAGTAACTTAAACGCATACGAAGAATCGACTTGGACGCCTGACGTTGAGTCTACTGCGGGCGGTCCTTATACGGTAATAAATAGAAGAGGTAAATACATAAAGATAGGAAAACATGTGACGGTACAATTTTATTTTATTGTAAGTGTTGTAAATGGAGGAACGGGAGCAAAAATAACTAACTTACCTTTTGCCACAAAAAGCGGCGCGGCGGGAGATAATTATATAGGGAATTCTTGGAACACAAGTAACGGCCAATTATCTAGTGCAGTAGCCGCACAAAATGGAACTATTGCTTATTTATATGTATATAGCGGAACAAATCCAATTGGACAAGGGCAAGGAAATACGGGAACTATTACCTACATATCACAAAGTTAAAAATTATGAGTTTAAAAAAAATAGTAAAAATAGATCAAATTGAAATTGTTGGAGATTTCAAAGTGTTGCAAGTTAGAACAGCAACAATTGTCACAGATGATGGCACAGAGTTGTCACGCTCATTTCATAGGCATTCCCTTAATTGCGATGCTGACATAAGCGGAGAAGATGCAGAAGTTAAATCGGTATGCGATGCGGTTTGGACTGATGAGGTGAAGGCTGCTTATGCTGCACATTTAGAAGAACAAAACGAATTTTTTCCTAGTGCAGTAAGTGGCGAATAAACTACAGATATTATCAAGTGGTGAATCCTTTGATCTATTCGACGGTGAGGCGGAGCGCTTTTATATTACTTATCAAATCCATGATTTAAGTAATTTACAAACGCGCAACGGTGATTTTTCGCGTAGGGTAAGCCTACCACTAACAGCAAAGAATAAGGGAATACTAGGGGCAGCTTTGCCCACAATCTCACGCTTTGACTCGGTGGCTGTTGGGACTATACCATGTGAAATATTGGTCAATGATATGCCCGCTTTATCAAATGCTTATTTTGTCATTGATACACAAGAGGATAATTCAGTAACTATCCAGATTTTTGGGGGTATCTCAAAATTTTACTCTAATCTACCAGACACCTCTATAAGAACTTTAACTTTTAGCACTATTGATTGGACAAATACAGGCATAACAGCTTTATCAAACGCCACCACGGGGGTAGTAACAGCAGACGCGCAATGGATAACCAATCAATCTATAGTTAATATAGGTCAAGGCTTTGCGTTCTTTCCAGAAATGAATGAGGCGGGATTTTTTATATATTTAAAGGCTATCCTTGAAAAGATATTTGAAGGCTTTACAGATTTGACCTTTGATATCACAGCGCTAGACGCACAATTTAGTAAGTACGCTGTAGCTTGCGCCGTTCCATTATTTCATAATCAATATACTAATAGTGAAACGATTACAACTACCATAAACCCACAAGACTATTTCCCAGAGATTAGTCAAAGAGACTTTGTGCGTGAGATCTTTAAGCTACAAAATATTGTAGCCGTGGAGGCTAACAATGTAGTCACTTTAAAATACTTTAAATCCCTTGAAACAGCGACAAGCAAAAATCTAGTATTAAATACAGATAAGAGCAAAACGATAAACAACACATTTAAGACATACAGCCAGACCAACTTTTTAAAGTATAGTGAAGATGAGATCATTGAAGGCACGGGTTTTGATAGTTCATTCACCGTAAATTCTGAGACGTTGCCTTTATCTGGCACGATCATACAATCAAAATTTTTTCCCTCAGATGTAGGCGATATCACGAATAGTAATGGTAGGTATGTTATGCCATATTGGACGTTTGAGCGCTTATCATTAAAGACTAGCTTTCACCCAACACAATCGACGGTAAATTTTACCACTAACGACCCAAGTGATTTAAAAGTGGGTGATATGATAGAGGTATCAATTAACGGGCCGCGCCGTGTTGTTACTTTAAATGGTGCGGGTGATGCGGGAACGGTTGACCGTAATTTTACAAGTTCAACCGTAGACCAAAATTTACAAGTATATAGGTACTCCTCAGAAAACAAGGACTTAAGGATTGTAAGCATGGAGGACGCTATCCAATGGAGCTATAAAATAAACGGCGAGACGTTTAGCTCATTAGCTACAGGCGTAAAGAAGGCTATATTTATAAACGCTTTAAAATGGGATGATCTTAAAGCTGAGTACTATGAGTTATTAGTCGATACAATGAATAAACCTTTTATTGTAAAGGCTTTTATTAATATACCATCTTTAAGCCTTTTGGCTTTAAATCCTTTAGCGCCTGTATATGTTGAGGACTATAACGCATATTTTTACATTAACAAATTAGAGCAATGGAAGCTAAACACAGCTTGTAGAGTTGAACTGATACAAATTCCAATATAATGGCAGCAGAAGAAGAAGTCTTAACGTTAAAAGTCCAAACCAAAGGAGCAAAAGAGGCAGCAAAAGATATGGGCGCTGTAGAAAAAGCTACAGAAAAGGCCAACGATGCAGCCGAAGAATACGAAGACACCTTGGGAGATCTAGCCAAGGAGACAGAAGTATTTGGCGTGTCAATCAACGGCATAAGCTCAGCATTTAAAGGCAGCGTCAAAGCTGTTAAAGGTAGTGTCTCATCATTGAAAGCATTTAAGACCGCGTTAATAGCTACAGGCGTTGGAGCGTTTGTAGTGGTTCTCGGTACACTAGCGACAGCGTTTGCAAGTACATCTCAAGGCATGGCTTTGGTGGAGGATGTAAGCTCTATCTTGGCAAATACTTGGGCTGTAGTAATTAAAAGAGTGGGATTATTAGCCAAGGGATTAACCGAGTTTTTTTCGGGTGATTTCAGTAAATCTTTTGACACATTAGGCGAGGCAGTTAGTGGCTTTGGTACTGAGTTAGCAGAGGCAGCCGCGCAAGGCTCAGAATTAGCCCAGAGAGAACGCGATTTAGTCAAAGAGAAGAATGCTTTGTTAGTATCTCAAGCCGCTGAAATAGCAAACCTTGAAAAGCTGCGTAATTTCTCAGATGATGTCACGCAAAGCCTTGAAGATCGCATCAAAGCCACTCAAAAAGCGCGAGAAATCATAGCAAAACAGAGCGCCGATAATGTGGCCATAGCTGAGAAAGAGCTACAGCTATTTAAAGACTCTAACGACCTCACAAACCTAAGTATAGAGCAGCAAAATGAACTAGCATTATTAGAGGCTGAAGCATCAATTAAAAGAGGTGAGGCCATCGCTACAGACACAGGCGAACTCACCAAATTAAACGGTTTTAAGGATGAGCTAGCCGCCAGAGATGAGGAGCGCAGACAGGCAGCGGCTGACGCTGAGGCGCTAAGAATAGCCAAATTAGAGGAGGACACAGCGAAAGAATTAGCCTTAATTAAGAAGATATCAGACGCTAAAAAAGCAGCAGACGCAAAGGCTATAAAAGACGCTGAAGCCACATCAGCGGCAAAGGTAAAGGCAGCAGAGGAGGAAACAGCTTTAAAATTAGCAGCAGAACAAGAGCTATTTGCGGGCGTTGCATCGCTGAGCAATAACTTTGCAAAGGCCGCCGCTGTAGCGCAAAACTTTGTAGCATTAAGGGACACAATAGCGGCCACTATATCGGCTTTCTCAGAAACAAAAGGAGGTATTATCGTTAAGCTAGCAGCAGCAGCCACAGCAGCCGCGTCAGGCGCAGCCTTGCTATCATCATTAAAGGCTATTACTGTACCAAAGGCAGCTGATGGCATGCTAGTAGGCAACAGCCATGAGCAAGGCGGGATCTTAATAGAGGCAGAAGGTGGAGAGGCTATAATTAATAAAAGATCAATGGCTATACCATGGGTAAAACAACAGGCAAGCTACCTAAACGAGCTAGGTGGAGGCGTTCCCTTCTTCGCTCGTGGTGGTATGGTATCAACTCAAGAGCAAGACCCATTCACTAACCTACAAAAGAGCATAGAAAGCCAGAGAACGGTTCTAGTATTGGATGATCTTGACACGGCCCAGAGTAACAACGCCGTGACGGTGAGCAGTAGCACGCTTTAGTGTTTGGCGAGGTCAGGAGTGAGGACTAACCGCGTAAATTTTCTCCCAAAAAGTAGCACCCCTTAGCCAAAAATATTTTAT